TCACACTGCGACTGAAAATCCGGCGAACGGGTGGTTGGTCACGGATTCAGGGGTTCGGTAGACGAGCCAGCGTTGAATGGCCGTCTCTCTCAAGTAAGACCGGAACGGATTGGTATCCGTGTACGCTGGTACCGCGGCAGCTGGTTCAGTGCTAATTGTCAGAGCCGCGAAGACATCGCTGTCGAAAAAGCCACCATATTCAGTGATGCGGACAGCCCAGATAGCCAATGCCGCTGTCGTTAGGAAGGCAACCACAGCCCCAATGCGAAGGAACAACGCGCAGCTTCCTGATGACGGGACGGCAAGCCCCGCCGCGCTGACAACCGCACTTGCTACGCTAGCAAGCCCGATGAGGCTCTGAGCCTTGCCGTCCAAGATGTCTGCACGCTGTTTTTCCCACTGGCATAGGTTCCACCAGACATCTGCGAAATGCTTGAGCGTGTCATCTGACTGTACGAGATCAAGTCGCGGGTAGGCGACCGCCTTTATGAACTCGAGTTCATCTCCGTCCAAACCCCGGACGGGTTCCTCACCAAGTTTGGATGATGGTTCTGACATTCGCGTTAACGTGCAGACACCGACGAATGTGCAGTAGTCACTGCGGTTTTCCATCATCCGCATGGGTGAAGACAAGCGTGGCTGTGTCTGCTTGGCCGCCCGTCGTTTGGCTGCGAGCAGGCCCGCTTGCAGCCGATCCTTTGTAGCAATCGAGATGACCAGTTTGAACCTGCTGTCATAAACGCTGCGAAGGTCGTTCGAGATCATGACGTGGAAGTCAAGGCGACCTCGCAGATCAAGCGGAACATTCACTCGGAAGCCGAGTACGTCCCAACGATGCGATGAAGGTGAGAGGCGAGGCCACGTCGATTCACGCTGCACCTGGTGTGAGGCGACAGAGAGGGGCGGACCTGCGGGAAGAGGCGGGATATAGCGGGGCATGCGGGGAAAAGGTCCGGCCGATCAGGCACTTAGGTGGCTTCTGAGGCTGTTGGGCAGTTTGAGCCGGCGACGCGCTCAAATCGGGCTGGCGACGAGCCACGGCGCCGGCTGGTGCCCTTGCCGGCAGGCTGCCCGCCGGCCCGTTCTTACCTCGGTGGAAGGCCTTTGTGGCCACTCGATCGGTCCGGCGGGCACTTTCCTTTTGCGGGCGAGAAAAGAAAGCTGGCTTTCCTTTCTCCCGGGAACTTTCCTTTCGTGCTGTTCTACCTATGACGCGAGCACCTGCCAGGCGAGCAAATCGGCCGGCGAGAAAGGAAAGTGAATCGGCCACAAAAAAGCCCCCAGAAGGGGGCTAAAAATCAGGCAGAACACCTGATCAAGGGAGATTTACAGGCCGTTTAAGCACCCGCCAGACCTGGCCTTCGGTCATGCCGTATTTGCGGGCCAGGGCGGGCGGTTTGAGGCCTGCGGCGTGGTCTTTGATGAGGGCGCGATCGCGTACCAGCTGCATGGCCTTCTTGGCGAGCGGCACCTGGACTTCGATGTTTCCCCACCTGGTGGCGAAGGCCTGGGCAGCGGTCGGCCCGACGATCTCTTCGAGGTACTGGTAGCGGCTGCTTGCGCGTTTGAGCGGCCAGCCCGGCACGGTGAGGCGCAGGCCGCCCATCTCGGAGATCAGCGCCATCGTGGCGGCTTCGCCCATGATGGCGACCATCTCGCGGGCGATCGGGGGCAGCACATCACTCGCCTGCACGACGGCGCGGCCCGCGGGCGTGTTGGCTGGGTCGAAGAGGCTGAGCTGCTCACTCATCTGCGTATTCCATGCGCAGAACTGGGTGGCTTTCGCGCAGGCCTGAAGTCGGGGCCTTTGGGACAAGCGATCAGGCCGCGCCTGTCGAGCCAGTCGTCAACCATCTGCTGACCGATCTCTGAAGCTGTGACCTTGACGACATGAGGGATGTGGAAGGGCGCGGCCAAGAGCACGACCAGCATGCCGACGACGGTGCCGGCGATCACGCCGATGACCACGGCCAGCAGGACGGGGAAGAAGACGGCGTCGGTCATGGCTTGCGCGGCTTGAAGGTGATGCCGTGGCGTGCCTGCTCGGCACCGAGCGCGGCGATGACGGCGTGCAGCTGCTCGGGCGTGCACCACTCATAGAACTGCACCTTGAACATCTGTTGTGCGATGCCGTCGGCGTAGGTGTCGGGCTTGCGGCCCAGGCTGATCAGCTGCGCGCGCACCTTGCGGCACATCGGCGCCACGGCCTCGCTGGGCGTCGGCCGGCGTGGCTTCTGGGCAGGTTTGCGATTTGGTGCAAGTTGCGGTGCGGCGGCGCTGGCCGCGTGCTTGGGCTCGGGCTTGCTGCCCGACCAACCGCAGCGGATGAAGTGCTCGATCAGGCGCTTGCGGCCGGTGAAGTCGAGGTCGGCGCTGGAGCGCACGCGCGCCACCGCGAACATCACGTCTCGGTACTCTTCATCGGTGTAGCCGAGGGCCTTCTTGGCGATGTGGATGCGCGCCAGGTCGGCCTTGCGGGCGCCATCGTTGTCGACGACCGATTTCACTTGGAGACCTCCAGCCCGGTGAACAGACCACGCTGCGGTGATTGGTGGGTGTGCTCGGCGTGGTGCTTGGGGCAGAAGTGGCGGTTGCGGCCGACCTGGTGGGCGTGGTTCTCGCACAGCGGCGCGTCACACGTCGATTCGCCGACCTTCCAGTCGCACAGGTACGAACTGATGTCGCAGCAACAGACCATCGTGCCAGTGCTCTCCTGCACCTTGGCCACGCAGGGTGCTGGCGGCTTGCGCCGACCACCGAACTTGATGTGCATCACCATGCCGTTGACTCTGTAGAACGGCATCACGGCCACCTCTTGGAATGGCCGACGTGAAAGCCACTGCAGAACTTGCAGCGGTACACGTCCATGCGGCCCTGGTAGCCCCGGGTTCGGTTGAGCTGGTCGATGTGGGCCTTGCCGGCCGTGTCCGACGGATGACGGACCTTGCCGGTGCAGCTCTTGCGGCGGAGGCGGCGCTTCGAGGCCATCAGAAGGGCAACTCCAGCGTGTGCTCGCAGCGTGGTGCCGGTGCCGGGCCCGGCTCATCGGCCGGAGCAAAGGCCGTGCAGCGCGGTTGGCCGTCGATGCCGATCCGCCACTCTTTGGCCTCGCCGCGGAACGACGCGGCGATGATGTCGCAGCGTTCATCGTCGTCGCAGTCGTCGACGTCCACGCCCTCGCGCATGCTGCGATCGCGGGCGCACTCGCCACACCAGCTCTCCAGGAAGATGTAGCCTTCGGTGCCGTTGCTGGGCTTGTACTGCTGGCCGCACGCCTTGTCTTCAACGTAGATGCGGGCCAGCGACTCGGGGAAGATTCCGTGTGGCATGTTCACCTTTCAATCAGCAAAGGGCCGCGCGGTGCCGCTGGCGGGGCGTCGGTGGGGCGGGCACGCAGCTGCGATGCTTTGATGCTCTGGTATTCCACCGACACTTCATCGCCAACGATGTAGGCGTTGCTGCGGCCCTGGTAGTCGTACTCGACGCGAACGGCGCCTTGCACCAGCTCGACAAGCTTCAAGCCCTTGGTGGAGGGCATCAGGTAGCTTTCGAAGCCGATCTTCACGACGCACATGGGCACTTGCTTTGGTTTGCTCACCATGTCACCTCCACCAACAGGCCCAGGTATTGGAGAGAAGCGTTTGGCTGAATGGCGGTGACCATCTCGTGAGCCATGAGACGCCACAGGCCGAGCTGCAAGGCGATGTGGTACGCAAGCTGCGCACCGCGCGACTTCTGCCAGCCGGGCAGCAGCGCGATGCCGTCGCACTTCACCAGTTCGGCAATGTCGCGGCGCATGCACGGCACCCAGCCGTCTTCGGCATTGGCGTTGATCTCAGCCGGGCTCACCACCTCGTAGCCCAGCTGGCGCAAGCGCGCGGCCTCGGCCTGGAACAGCGGGTAGTTCAGCTGTGGGATGCCAGTCATCGGGCCGGCGAGGTAGAGCTTCATAGCGCGCTCCCGCCTTTCCAGTCTTTCCAGCCCTTGTCCGAGGTCCAATGCATGAGCGGGCCGGATTCGCCACCAGCGATCGCGATGCGCAGGCTCGGCTTGCTCTCGCCGTGGGAGGCTTGAGCGATCGTTACAGCGGCGGCTAAAAGATCGGGCACGTCGACAGCATCGATGTCGAAGGTCGTGATCGTTTTCCACGAACCGCGGGCGTTGATCGCCAGGGTGCAGAGGCGCGGGACGGCCATCTCACACCGCCGCGATGTCGAGCGAAATACCGACGTACTGGTCGGTGTCGCCCACCCGCTCGTAGAAGCGGATGTACTGCTTGCTGCCGACCACCTGCACCGATTCGCCGATGGCCTTCATCGCGCTTTGCCAGCGCGTGTCGGTGATCTCCAGGCGGCGCAGGCCGAGGATGCGGCCGGTGTTGAGGTTGCCTTCCTTGTCGGTCTGGAAGGCCTGCTGCACCAGCACCTTGATCTCGGGGCTGCTGCCCTGGCTCCAGTCTTCGATGCATGCATCGATCAACGCCTTGGCGGCCTGCAGGCGTTCGTCGAAGACGATGTTGTCGGCGGTGGCCAGCTGGATCTTGTAGGCGCCGTCGAAGCTGTACAGCGTGATGTTGCCCTTCTTGCCGCCCAGCTTGGCGTCGTATTGCTCGGCCGACAGATTGGCGAAAGCGGCCACGTCGCCGAACACGCGGCTCTTGAAGGCCTTGAGCAGCTCGTTGGTGGCGCGGGCATGCTTCATCAGCTCCTGCACCAGGTCATCGCGTGCGCGGTCGATGGGCTTGACCATCTCGGTAGGCACCAGGTGGCCCTGCGCGTTGCGCAGGTAGCCGGGTGGAAGGGCGGTGGTCGGTTCAGTCACGGTGTCGGCTCCTGTGGGGTGGTGGTGATCTGTGATTCGGCGGACAGCACGGCGGCCTCGCGCGCCTGGCGGTAGGCCAGCACGGTGCTCATGCCACCCGGCTTGCGCGCGGCGCGCGTCATGGCCCGATACGACCGGTAGACGGCCTGCTGCTGGTCTTTGGGCACCAGGTGCCAATGGCGCACGCACATCAGCTTGCCGCGGTTGACTGGCTTGGCGCAGACGGCGCACGGGTGCTTGTCGTCGGGCTTGATCGGTGGTTTGGTGTCGGTCATCGCATCAGGCCTGGTTGAGCTTCAACTGCCCGAGCAGGTCGGGCAGGCTGATCTTCTCCATGCGGCTGGCGAGCAGCAGGCTGCGCATCGCGCGGTCGTGCAGGAACTTGCAGCACTCCTGCAGCTCTTCGGGTGTTACCGCGAGGTAGTAGCCGGTCTCGGGCGTGGCGCAAATAGCGATGCCCTGCTCGCGCAGCTCGCCGACCAGGCTGCGCAGGTCGCGCTCGGTGATCTCGGCGATGCACGCGAGGTGTCGGGCCGTCACGCCGCGGTCGCGGCCCTGGTGGTGGCTCAGCAGGTTGAGCAGCGCGGCGGCGTTCACGGCTGGGCCTCGGGTTGCGTGACGTGGATGCCATAGCTGTCGATGTCGCCCACCAGCGCGTGCTGCAGCTGGCCCTGCGCCACCAGCTGGTCGCAGATGGGCTTGATCTTGTGCATCGGCGTCAGCGTGCGGCCGGCCAGCCAGTTCAGCGACACCCACTGCCCGTCGTGCGCGTCGACGTGGATCAGGATGAGGGCGATCAGCGCGTGGCTCATGACAGCGCCTCCGTCAGTTTGACCGTGTCGGTGCCGCGGATCAGGTCGAGGTACTTGAAGAGCTTCTTGGCGTGCTCGATCGGCAGATTCACCTCGGTGTAGCCGCTCATGATGTACAGCTCGCCATCGCTGTTCAGCGAGGCCAGGAAGGTGTCGTTCGGCGGCAGGGCCGAGACCTGATAGGCCGGCAGGTCCGGGGCTTCACCGGGTGTCGGGTCTGCAGTCCCTGTGATCGCCTGGCTGAACGGCAGCCCCCAGCCGAGTGCAGGTGTGGCGCCCGAGTTGACCTGGTTGAACTGCTTGGCGGCTGCACCAGCTGCAGCGCCGCGGGCACGCTGTTCGCTGCTGCTCTTCTTGAGCTTCGTCGGTTCCTTGGGCTTGCCGGCGCTCGCCTTCGCCAGGCTGAAAACCGAGTTGACGGCACCGGGCGCAATCGGGCCGGCGGTCGTCGCCGCGGCCCTGTCTTCATCGTCCATCGGTTCGCTCAGCCACAGCGGCGGCATCTCGCCTTTGGGCACCTTGCACATCGACGTGATCGCGTAGTGCCCCCAGCGGTTGGCGCCCCGGAATTCGATGTAGTCGTTTTTGCGCAGCGAGCTCAGCGCCGATTCGATGGCGCTCTCTGCAATCACGCCGGTGAAGCGCTCGTAGATCGCACGAGTGACCATGCCGCGGTGACCGGCAGCTGCCACGGCGTGCCACACCTTCGACGAGTGCTCTGACAGCGTGCGTTGAAGACCGGCAGCCATCACAAGCCCCCCCGCATCGCCAAGCACACCTGCGCGAGCTGCAAGCCCTCGGGCTGGCTGTTGATCGCGGCCACGGCATCGGCCATGCCAGCCTCGTACGCCCGCACCAGCTCGGGCGTGCCCTTGAGTCGCTGGCGCTCCAGCTTGGCGGCCTGCAGCACGCGCGCGTCGGATTTCTCATCGACGCGGCCGGCGTACACCAGCACGCCCACCACGCAGAGCGTGCCCGCCACGCCCCAGGCCCAGTCGCCCAAGCGGCTGCGGCGGGTGCGGATCACGTGTTGCGACTGATGACGGATAAAAAGTCTGCTCAGCATTTGTTCGCTCCTGTGCTGTCTTTGCGGTTGGGGCAGGTCTTGCAGGCGCGGTGCAGCCGCACCCGCAAGGGGTTCGTGAAAACGACCTTGCGGCGCTGTTCGTCCAGGCAGTCCTTGGTACTCAGCTCGCCGAGCACCGGGCATTGCACAGTCACGTTCATCAGCACGCCGCGGATGCGCTGTTCCAGCGTGTCGATGTCGCCGCGGTACTTGCCCTTGAGCGCCTGGTTGATGAGCGAGGCGCTCACCCCCAGCGCTTCGGCCACGGCGACCTGGGTGCCGAGGTGGCTGATGGCGCGCTGCAGCGCGTCGAGCGACTCGGGCGACAGCGCGCGCGGCTGCCGCAGGTGGATGGGGCTGGCCGTGCTCATAAGTCAGCGATCTCTCTCGTCGTGCGGAAGTCGGCCACCAGGGCGCGCTTGAGTTCAGCGAGCCAGCGCACGACCACCATCACCAGCTCGATCGCGAGGTAGAGCACCCGCAGCGGCAGCAAGATGTTCAGCCAGTAGGCGACCAGCACCAGCCAGATCACGCAGATTTCAAGCGTCGAGCGCATCGCACACCTCCTGCGCGGTTTGAATGGGCGTCATCTCGCCGGTGTTGCGGTCGAAGACCACTTGCGTGCGCGTGATGGCCGGCGGCAGCGGCCCGGTGTCTTTGGCCAGGCGGAACACAGTGAGCCCGCCGCCGTTGTGGGCCTTCTTGTGCACGGCCAGGTAGCCGGCGGCACACAGGCGCTTCAAATAGGTCTTGGCGGTGCCCAGCTCGCAGTTCACGCCGCCGTGGCTGGCGTCGGCGGCGATCTGCCGCGCGTCGAACACCTTGCGCACCTTCATCGCACGCCACATGGCCAGCACGCCCACGTTGGGCAGCGCACCCTTGCCGAAGGTCGGCGTGATGGCCGCCATCTTCAGCACCTTGTAGCGGGCCGCCGCGAACTTGTGGCTACCCTCCCGCTGGCCGTTGGCCTGCAGCTGCTTCACGAAGCCGGCCTCGACCAGGCAGCCGATGTACTCGCACACCGACGTGCGCGTGATCGGGTGGGCGCGGTCTTCGATCTCGGTCGCGTTGAACTCGACCAGCGTCTTCATCGCCGACCACATGCGCTCGCGCGGCGTGCGCAGGCCGGCGAGTTCCAGTTCAATGGGTTTGCGTGCCATGAGCAGCTCCAGGGGGGTGGTTGCCGATGAGGTGGGCGCCCAGCTCCTGCACCAGGCTGGCGAGCGGCAGCGCCATGTAGCAGCCGCAGGGCGCGACCAGCGTGAGCTGCAGCGTCTTGCAGTCGAGCACCAGGTGGGCATCGGCGACGCCGAGCGACGGGCAGTCGACCTGGCCGAGCAAGTAGACGTTGTCTCGGTGCTTCAGGCCGGGCTGCATGGTCACCAGCGCGGCGTGGGTGATGGGTGTGTCCATCAGCGCACCCCTTTCAGCGTGGCCTGCACCTCGGCCAGGCCGAGCTTGCCTTCGGAGCCGCTGCGCAGCGCCGCCTCGCGCAGCGCGTTGAGGGCGGTGACGATGCGGCGCGCCACGCCGCTGGTGGCCTGCAGCAGGTGCTTCTTGGCGTCGGCCTCGAAGGCCAGTGCCGGGGCGTAGTGCTTGATCAGCTTGTCGAGGTCGCTGCCGTCGGCCGGCATGGCCTTGCCCCACACCAGCACGCGGTCGTGGAAGCGCTCGTGGTGGTTCAGCAGCTTCTGCTTCAAGTGCTCTTCACCGATCAGAAACAGCGGCGTGCGGGCGATGTCGTGGATGTCGCGCAGGAAGTTGATTGCCGTCTTTTCGCTGATGTAGTCGACCTCATCGACCACCAGCGGGCGCTCGCCGTTGATCAGCGCCTCGCAGATGTGGTCGAAGGCCGTGCTCACCGGCCAGTGCGTCTTTGCCGCGACGCCGAGTTCCTTCAGCAGCATCAGCGCGAGGCTCTTGGTCGTTTCGAACGACCTGCAGCTCACGTAGACGGCGTTGTAAGTGGCCGGGTGGCACAGGAAGACGGCCGCGCTGGTCTTGCCCAGGCCCGGCGCGCCGCTGAGCGCCGCAATCGCCGGCATGCCCTCGGTGCTGTTGATCACCGTCTCCATTGCGTTCGCCGCGACGGAGACGGTTTGCGTGGCCGCTTGGCCCCGTTCAGGGGCTGGTGTTGTCTTGCTCATCTGGAACCTTTCTGTGTGGGGAGCTAGCCGCCTGCCTCTGCGGCCAATGGATCTACGCCTTGGTGCACTCGGGTGAGTGCCTTGAATTCGTTCGTGGCCAGGTAGCCGTCGAGCCACTTCAGATCGCGCGGGTCGATGGCTTCGCCCGCGGCCATGCGCGCCTGCAGGCGAATGCAGTGGCTGTAGCGGTGGGCCGGCTTGTTGGTGAGGTCGAGCACCTCGGCCACGGCCGGGCGCGGCTCGTTGGCCTCCAGTCGCTTGAGCACCGCGGCGGCCTGGGCGCTGATGCCGGTGTCGGCCTCGGCGGCTTGGCGCACGCTGTCGATGGCCGCGCTGGTGTGCTCGGCAGTCGGCCGCAGGCGGGTGACGTTCGGGCTTGCGTCGACGGCGGCATCGGCCTTGCGCTGCAGCGCGCGCATCACCAGCTCCTGCGGCTTCACGGCGCGTGTGGCGGCTTTCAGCTCAGCCTTCTGCCGCGCCAGCACCTTCTTCTGGTGCTCACGCCGCTCGGCCGCAACCTCGGCTGCGCTGACGCCCTTGCGGGCATGGTCAATCGCGGTGCCCACGTAGTGGCCGGCCAGGTCGAACACGTAGCACACGCCCAGGTCGCTCTCGGTCTGCTTCACCTGCACCTGCTGGCCCTCGAGCCCGCCGATCTCCGCGCAGTTGAACCAGCCGTGCGCCAGCTTGATGCCCTTCTTGCCGACCGTGCGCAGGCCGCTCTCGCTCGCCGGCTCCAGGAAGATGTCGAGCGCGCGCTCATCGGCCACGTGCACCGTGCCGGCCCACTCGGCCAGCATCTGGTTCGGCGACTTGCCCGCCAGGCCGCCGTGCTCGCGCTCGTGGTACTCGTCGAGCCACACGTTGATGATCGTCTGCAGCTGCTCCGGCGTGAGGCGCAGCTCCACCGGGCCGCCCTCGCCGGTGCCCTTCATCAGCCGGTCGGCGAACGACCGGCGGGCTTCGATGTCGCTGCGCTCCGCCACGTTGTGGCCCAGGTAGCCGGGCAGCAGCTCGAAGAGGTCGTGCAGCATCGTGCCGATGGCCCGCTCGATGTGCGGCTTCTGCTGCGGTTGGAAGGCGTCGCACAGCGTGTGCTGGATAGCCAGCTGCATCAGCGCCAGCTGGTACTGCTGGGCCGTGTAGTCCGAGCCGTTGTCGTTCTTGATCTCGCTGGGGATGCCCCATTCAGAGATGGCTTCGCGCGTCAGCGCCATGACCACGGCGGCGCGCGGCGAGTCGCTCAGCCGCACCATCAGCCGGCGGGTGTACACGTCGATGTTGCCGGTGAGCGTCCAGCGCTTGCCGTCGGCCAGCATCACCTCGCCCTTGGTGCCGTCCTGCTCCCACAGCTCGTTCACGCCAGTCACGGCCTCGCTGCGCGAGCCGGCGGCGCTCATGTAGTGGCTGCGCCACTTGTCGGGGTTGGTGACCAGGCTGTAGACCTGGGCGTTCTCCGTCTTCCAGTGGCGGATGGCGCGCTGGAACGCACGCACGCTCGGCAGCTCGGCCGCCAGCGGCGTGCCGGCGAGCGACTTGACAGCCAGGCGGTGGATTTGCTGGCCACCCAGGTGCGGGTAGTCGTGCACCAGCGCGAGCACTGTTTGGCCCAGCTCGCCTTCGAGCACCGCGTAGTGGCCGGCTGTCGGGCCTGGCGGGCGCGTGAGGCCTGCGCCGCCGTTCTTGTCCAAGGCCTGGTGCCACTCCAGCACCGTGCGCCAGCGCTTGAAGGCGGGGAAGCGTGCGCGTGTCGATGCGGGGGCCTCGATCTCGCCGGCATTCCACTTTTGGCAGAAGGCCTGGATGGCGAACCACAGCGATGAACCGAGCGACGCCCGAAAGCGCTCCAGGCACACCAGCACGCGCAGCTTGTCATCGCGTTCCGCTGCGCGCGGGCCGGTGATGTTGGCTGCAGCCGCCGTGCCGGCCGCGCGGTTCACCGTGCGGCGCGCGGCGCGGGTTTTGTCGCCGGTGGCGGCTGCATGGGCCAGCAGCAGGGCGGGCGTCGCGCGGGCCTCGCTGGCCGAGGCGCTCTGCGCCGCGATGGCCAGGCGTGTCTCGGCGGGCAGGCAATCGACCGGGTGCTCCTGGCCCTTGCCGACGTCGCGGTCGCGCGCCGGCCATTGCTCCACCTTGGCGCGGTGCCGCACGCCTTGGATCGTGCGGGGCATGCCGGGCATGCCCACCAGGTCGGCGGTGGTGACCCACTGCGTCATGCGGGCACCTGCTTGGTGACGACGCCAGCCTTGAGGCCGCGTAGCACGGCGATGTTGTGGCTCTTGCCGCACGAGCCTTTTGCTCGACCTTCGAGGACCGCATAGACCAGCGAAACCTTGAAGCCGTGATGCCGCGCCCAATGGGTGACCGCGATGCCTTGTCGAGACAGGTCCGCCCGAGCAGCCTCCGGCGTGTGGAACCGGACCGTTGGCTCCACCACCACCGGTGCCGGCATGTCGAGGGTGGGCATCGACACCTTGGCGAGCTGCGCGCGCAGTGACTCGGCGTTGTGAAACCGCGCGTTCATGCGGCCACCTTCTTGGACGCATGCCGCTTGGCTGCTTTGAGCGCCTCGGCATTGCGCGTCATGCCCTGGCCCCGATCGCGCGGGGTGACGTAGCGGGTCGGCCAGATCTCGCTGGCCGGCAGGCCGATCGCCTTGGCCACGATCTGCTCGGCGGCCCACCACTGGCTGACGAGCACGCGCTGAATGTGGCTGTAGCCGTACTCCGATGCCAACCTACGAAGGCTTACACCTCTCTTTTCGAGTGCGGCCTTGACGTCGGCCGGGTGCCAATCTGTCATCGGCGTACTGTTTTGTGTGTCCATGCCCGTGATTGTTAACACTAAAAAAGGTATGTCAAGCGCAGATAGATCACTCCTATAGGTGTTTCGCGTACTCCGTCATGTAATTTGATGATGAGAGAAACCCTCTTGACAGTGCAAAAGTTCCTTGCTCCCGAAGTTGATGCAGCGAAAATAGGGTCTATGAACACTAGAAAAGGTTCGGAGATAGAGGTCGAGGCTTCCGAGCCAGCGCCGAGGTGGGATGTGTCACACCCGAATTCGCTGGAATCGAACGTCGATGACTTGCTGCGCAAGAGTTCGAACAACGCGCAGATGCTTGCGGCGATCCGCGAAGCCTTGGCTGTCAGGCTGGGTCAGCGGATCCGTGAAGCGCGCGGCATGACATCGCGCGGCTTGATGGCCGGCAACCTCGGTGTGCATGAAAACACCGTGGGCAAGATGGAGCGGGGGGAGACACTGCCCGACGCGGTGCAGCTGCAGCACATCGCCGCCATGACCGGGCGCTCTGTCGCATGGCTGCTTGGCATCGAGATGCCGGGCCTGGGTGGTGTGCCTCGCCAGCGAACGACTGAGGCCACGGAAGTCGGAGACCAGGTCTTCGTGCCGCTGTTCGACCTGCAGGTGTCGGCCGGCAACGGCTCTTTCAACGACGAAGAAAGCGTGATCGACATGCGCGCATTCGCCGCCGACTACATCCGGCGCGACCTGCGCATCAGTCACGAACAGCTGGCGCTGGTGAACGTGGTGGGCAACAGCATGGAGCCCGAGATCCACTCCGGTGACGTCGTGTTGATCGATCGGCGCGACAAGGACATCAGCGTCGAGGGGCCGCACCTGGTGCGCATCGACGGCTCGCTGCTCGTGAAGCTGGTGCAGCGCCGGCCGGGCGGTGTGCTGCGCGTCGCAAGCAAGAACGAGAGTTACACGCCGTTTGACATAAACGTCAATGCGGAACAACTGCAAGACTTCGAGGTGCTCGGCCGTGTGCGTTGGGCGGGAGTGACGTTCAGATGAAAGCCTTCAAGAATCTCGCGCTACTCGCCTTGGTTGGCGGCCTCAGCGTTTCCGCGATCGCAGCGCCGGACTACCAGGCTGCGCGCAAGTTCACGCAGCAGCTGATCGCTGTCGTCGACGACGGGCCGATGTCGACGGATCGGATAGCAAAGCGTGGTCAGGAGATCAACTCCCTGATCGCGCAGGCCGCCACCATCTTCGGGTCGAAGCCGGCCGAACCCTGGGTGCGGTGCGTCGATGCAGCGCACTCCGCGCAGGCCTACTGGCAAAGTAAGCGGGCTCTTAGCCCGAGTTCCGGAGCAGACTCAATCGAGCTGAACGCTGCGCTTCGCGCCGGCTTCAAGTTCGGCGACGAATACCGCGCCTGCAGGTCGGCCGTTGACGCCATCGATTCGGCGCCAGCGGCAGGGCCTGGCAAGCTGTTCGACCTGACCCAAGGCGCCAAGCGCTGAGGAAAAACCACCTTCCAAGGGTAGCGCCCGCCACCCTCCCTAGGTAATCCCATGCAGCGAACACTCGCTGCATGGCACCGCCACCTTTCCCGACCAACCTCAAGCGCCCGATAGACCTGATCGTGGTGCACTGCTCGGCCACGCCGAGCGGCAAGGCGCTGGGCACGCCGGCTCGTTCCGCCGTCGGCGTCATCGACGACTGGCACCGTGAGCGCGGCTTCAAGCGCGAAGAGGCTGCACGCAACGCCTTCAACTGGCGGCTGCAGAGCGTGGGCTACCACTACGTGATCGACCTGGGCGGCTACGTCTGGACGGGCCGCCACCTAAATGAGGTCGGCGCGCACGTCGCTGTCTTCAACGCCAAGAGCATCGGCATCTGCCTGGTCGGCGGTGCTGAGCTGGTCGGCCGCTTCACGCCGCCACAGTGGGATTCGCTTCGCCAGCTGGTGCGCCAGCTGCAGGCGGGCCTGTTTCGCCCATCGCTGCGCGTGGTGGGCCACCGCGACCTCTCGCCCGACACCGACGGCGACGGCCAGGTCGAACAGCGCGAGTGGCTCAAGACCTGTCCCGGCTTCGACGTGAGCGCCTGGCTCAAGCTCGACATGAAGCCGCTGCCCGTGAACGTGATCGAGGGAGCTCCGTGAGCGACGTCACCACCGACTGCAAGCCGTGGTGGCAGAGCAAGACCATGTGGTTCAACGCCATGTGCCTGGCCGCCGCTGCGGCCGAGTCGCAGCTCAGCGTGCTCAAAGACGTGCTGCCCGGCGGCTTGTACACCTGGCTGGCCTTTGTGATGCCAGTGGGCAATGCGGCGCTGCGCTTCATCAGTGCGAGTGGCATCTCGGTGACGGGGGCCAAGTCGTGATGTGGCTCAAGAACCTCTGGTCGGCCGCCATCGGCTGGTCGACGGGCGCGCTCGGCTGGCTGGCGCTGGGCGTCGGCCTGATGGCCATCGGCGCCTACGCCGGCTATGACATCGCGGACAACGCCTGCAAGGCCAGGCGCTTGAGCGCCATAGAGCAGCAGCACAAGGAATTCGTGCAAGCCGTGATCGATGGCGGCCTCGACGCGAAGGCGCTGCGCGATGAACTGGTCGCCGCCGAAAGCACCAACGCCCAGCTCAAAGAAAGGCTCAAGCATGTACCGACCATCGCCAGCGTGGCGCCCACGCCGGGTTGCCCTGTCTGTGACGCTCGCTTCACTGTGGGCGCTGTCGGCCTGTGGAACGACGCCCTCACTGGCGTGCCCACCAGTGCCTGCGGATCTGCTGGTGCCGCCGAAGAAGCCTGTGCTGCTGCCAGCACCGCCAGCGCCGACGACGCAGCAGCCAACCACGCCCAGAACGCAGCCGACTGTCGGGAAGACCGCACCCGCTACCAGCGGCTGATCGACCACATCACCAAGCGCGAGTCGCAGCGCTGACCCACTTTTCAACGGAGAGATAACGATGTTCCAAAGCAAGTTGAAGCGCCTGTCCACGAATCTGCTGCTCGCCACAGTGCTCTGTTTCTCGGGCCTCGCCGCGCAAGCCGCGTCGATGACCGACTACCTCGAAACGGCGCTGATCAACCACGTCTTCCGAGGCACGGCCTACACCGCACCGAGCAACCTCTACATCTCGCTGCACACCGCGGCCTGCAGCGACTCGTCGACCGGCACCGAGGTCACCGGCGGCAGCTATGCACGCGTGGCGGTGGCGGCCGGTACCGGCACCTGGGCGGCCACCAGCTCGGGCAACGGAACCACCAGCAACGTGAGCGTGATCACCTTCACCACGCCCACGGCCGGGTGGCTCACGGTCACGCACTTCGGCATCTTCGACGCGTCGACCAGCGGCAACCAGCTGGTGTGCGCCGCCCTGACCACGAGCAAGACCATCAACAGCGGCGACACGGTCACCTTCCCGGCCAGCTCGCTGACCTTCCAGATCGACAACTGAACCATGCGCAAGCTCTTCACCCTGGCGCTTGCATGCGCCGCTTCGCTTTTCTGCCACGCGGCATTGGCCGCCTGGCCGTGCATGACGGCCTCGCTCGGCAACGGCACCGGCAGCAAGGCCGTGTTCGTCTCCACCGACAAGGCCGTCGCCTTCGGCTGGGTGTGCCTGGTCGACAACGCGCCCACGGCATCGCACTGGATCCTGCTCGACAGCTACCGGCCCAAGCTCGGCGATTGCACGCCCTCCACCTCTGAAATGATGCGGGCGATCGAGGCCAGCCCCGACAGCCTGGCCGCGGCGAACGACGTGCTCTCCCGCTGCAGCTGGGTGCCGGCGGCCGGCACCGCCGATGCCGCCGCATGGACCGAGGTGCGCGACAAGGTGCAGACGCTTGCGTTGTCGCAGTGGGCGATCGACCACCCGACGGCGGCCACCTCGCCGGCGCCGTCCTATGTCGTCAAGCCCAACGCTTCGTCGACCAAGGCGCTGCCCGACCGGCCGGCCTACAGCCTGGCCAACGGCGTGCGCGGCAGCAAGGAACTCGGCCGCGCCCTGGTGGGCCAGCCCTGCACCACGGCGCTGCCCACGCTCGCCAGCACCGGCACCGACCTGTGGGCCAGCTTCGGGCCCGCACCCACCGCGGGCGTCGTGGCGCTCTGCAACAAGAAGGAAAACTGATGTACCCGAACCCTTCCAGCTTCGTCCCCCTGGTCATCGGCTCCACCGATGGCCCGGCGCTCACCGCCGCCGCGGCGGCCAGCTGCCTCCCGGTGCCCAACCGGCTCGTGCTGCCGAACAACTACTGGTCGGTGGGCAAGCAGTGGCGGGTGATGCTGCGCGGCCGCATCTCCTGCGCGGTCACCACGCCGGGCACCGCGCGCTTCGATCTGCGCCTCGGGCCTTCGGGCACCATCGTCGCGTTCGACACCGGCGCGCTCAATCTCAACATCGTGGCCAAGACCAACGTGCCGTTCGAGCTTGAGGTCAACCTGGTCTGCCGCGCCATCGGCAACGCCACCCAGTCGAATCTCATGGGCATCGGCCGCTTCCAGAGCGAGGCCGTGATCGCATCGCCGCTCAACACCGTCGGCGGCAATGGCTCGCTGCTGGTCCCGGTGGGTGCGCCTGCCGTCGGCACCGGCTTCGACAACACGGCCGCCAACGCGGTCGACATGTTCTTCACGCAGACCGTGGCCACCGGCTCGATGACGGTGCACCAGTACGAGATCTGGGAAAGCATCTGACATGTCTTTCAGCCCCACGAGGCTCCGGCCCTTCGCGCAGTCCGGCTGGGGTGGCCGCGCGCAGTTCCGCAGCGCGGTCGCCGTCGGCTGGCCAGGTGCCGAGCTGCCGAGCGTCGACCCGCAGATCCTCGGCACCTCGCGCTGGGGCCAGCTCGGCACGGTGGTCTACCGCGCCGGTGTGGGGCTCAGCAGCTCGCTGGTCGGTGTCACGCGCGACAGCAATGGCGTTGCCGTCGGCAGCGTGCGCGTCGAGCTGTTCCTCACGGCCGGTGACCTGCCGCTGATGACGGCGGTGTCCGACACAACGGGCAATTTCAACTTCAACAACCCCGGCACCGGGCCGTTCTACATCGTGGCCTACAAGGCCGGCAGCCCCGACCTGGCCGGCACCACCGTGAACACGCTGCGCGCCGGCGCCGCGGCCGACACGCCAACGCAGCCGCTGCGCTTCGCCAGCCCCACCAACTTCGTGCCGCAGGGCTTCAACACCTCGGATGCGGTGAAGCGCCACGTCATCTCGCGGCAGATCCACTACATCGGCTCGGGCGACATGTCCGAGCTGCGGCTCCTGCTGCTCGGCTGGGCCAATGGCGGCAGCGCGATCAGCACGCCCGGAAACGCCGTCACCTACGCGAACAGCTACATCTGCAAGGAGCTGGCAGCTTCGGGCATCAACGTGAAATTCGGCGGCTCTAACAGCGTCACCGTCTACGACGGCCAGCTGGCCGTCATCTCCGATCCGATCCTGCCGTCGCAATTCGGGCTGTCGAAGTTCACCCGCGGCGAGCGCTACGACGTCACCATCGACTTGCCGTTCGCGGCCGGCGGCATCGCTTTCCCGCAGTACGACAACATGAACGGCGCTGGCAGCGGCCAGAGCTACGACTCCGGCTTCTTCGGCCTGATCTGCGACCCCGGCACCACCACTTACGACAACATCAACTCCTTCGGGTCCATCAATTGGACAGGCCCCGACGTGGGCGTGCTGGGCGGCCAGGTCGCCTGCATCCTGCTGGGCAAGTTCGTGAGCGGCGACCCCGGCACCTACCTCGGCATCGGCGACAGCATCGTCGCCGGCGTGGGCGCCACATCGGCGGCCGGCGAAGGCAAGGGCAGTTTCTTCACCCGCTCGCTGTTCCCTACCGAGGGCAGCCCGAGCCTCAACCCGGTGGCCGGCTGCAATGCCGGTTTCTCAGGCGGCATCTCGCAGGTGTGGCTCAACACCAGCAACGCGTCGCAGATGAACCTGGCTTCGCTCGCCAAATACGCCAACCGGGTGATCGAAGAGTACGGCATCAACAGCATCGGCAGCGCCGGGGGGTCGGGTGCGGCCGCGGGCATCGTGGCCGACTGCGAGGCCATCTACAAGCTCGTACGCACCGCGGCGCCGGTCGCCAACGGCAGCGCCCTCAAGATCATGCGCACCTCGCTGCTGTGCAAGACCAACTTCCCCAGCACGACACCGAGCGCCGGCTGCGGCGTGGCCGACACCCTCGACTATTTCAACCAGCAGATGCTGGCCGCAGCCGGTGCGGCGCCGGGGCCCGACTCGTTCGTCAGCGCGCGCGATGTGATCGTCTCCAGCACAACGCCCGCAACGACTGCCAACTACCTCTGGGCCAGCGGCATGACCGACGACGGCGTGCACCCCAGCGAGGCCGGCCACGCCGCGCTGGCTGCTGCCGGCGGCGTGCGCGCCTGGGTCCTGGCCAACCTGTAGCGCACATGTCGACCGACATCTACATGTACAGCACCATCGTGCCCGCCGGCAACGACGTGTGGCTGCGCGACCCGACCGTGCTCGCCTCGGCCGGCAGCCTGGCCGGTGCGGCCACGGCAACGGCCCAGGCCACAGGCAACGTGTCGCTCGGCCTGGTGTTCGCAGGTGCCGCACAAGGCACCGCCACCGCCACCGGCGAGCTGCTCAAGGGTGTCAGCCTGGCGGCCGCTGCCGTCGGCGTGGCCTCTGCCAGTGCCGGGCTGGCCAAGTCGGTCGCCCTGCAGGGCACGGCGACGGGCGTGGTCTCGTCGACGGGCGGGCTTGCACTGAGCATCGTGCTGAGCGGCCAGGCCGTTGCCGATGCGGTTGCGTCCGGCGCGCTGTCGACCAGCGGCAGTGCAGACCTTGCCGGCACCGCGCAGGCGCAGGCCTCGGCGGCCGGCGGGCTCGCGGTCGGCAAGCCACTGGCCGGTGCCGGCCAGGGCCAGGCGACGGCAACGGTCTCGCTGAGCCTGGCCGTCAACCTCTCGGCCGCCGCGCTGGCTCAAGCCGCCGCCGCCGGCGCGCTCGACGTGCAGGCCGGCGGCTCCGGCGTCAGCCTGGTCGGCGCGGCCGTGGGGCAGGCTGCGGCCGGCGCCACACTGCTGCTCGCCGTGCCGCTTGGCGCTGCTGCCTTGGCCCAGGCCCAGGCCGGCGGTGCGCTCACGCTCAACGTGCCCCTGTCGGGCGCTGCCATTGCCCAGGCCGCGGCCACTGCCGGCCTGTCGGTCGTGCGGGCGCTGGCAGGCACGGCGCAAGGGCAGGCCGACGCCAGCGGTGCGCTGCAGCTCTCGGTGCGCATGGCGGGCGCAGCCGGCGGGTCTGCCTTTGCCGGCGGCGCGCTGCGCGTCGAGCCCTTGATCACGAGCAAAGGCGCGGCGGTGCCGAGCCTGCGGCGCAAGTTCGAGGTGCGCGCATGACCAAGCTGCCGCCCAAAGACCCGGCCGAACGCAAGCTTGCCCGCTTCATCTTCACCGCCGACTTGTCGTCGGGCGAGACCGTGGTCTCGGCGGCCGTGGCGATCGAGCTGCTCGACGGCACCGATGCCGTGCCCGGCCTGGTGCTTGACGGCGCGCCGCTCGTCGACAGCGCGACGAATGACGTGCTGCAGTGGCTCACCGGCGGCGTGCGCGATGCCGACTACGGCCTGCGCTGCCTGGCCACCGCCAGCGGCGGCGCCGTGCACCTGGCCAGCGCGAGGTTGCCTGTGAGGCGCATGTGAATGGACGTTTTTGACCGAGCGCAAGAAGCGGAGCTGTCGGCCTGGCGGCGCTTGAACGAAGCGCCGACGGTGCAGGTGGAAAGAAGGGGCCGGCCGCCGAGCCGGTGCGAATGCGGCGGCGAGATCGAGCCGGCCAGGCGCAAGGCGTTGCCGGGTGTGCGCACCTGCATCGAGTGCGCGCTGGCATTGGAGCGTGGGAATCGAACCTTGAAGAGGAAGTAAATGCAGATTCAGCTGGAGTTGTGGCACCTGATATCGCTGGCCGTCACGGTCATCGGCGCCTATGCGGCGATCGCCAAGATGCTCATGTCGCAGGTGACCAAGGGCATCGACGACAAGTTCGGCCTGGTCACCAAGCTCATCGAGAGCCTGTCGCAGCAGGGCGAGAAATACGGAGCCGATGTGCTGCGACTGGAGCGCGAGCTGGCGGCGCTGCGCCTGGAGATGATGCGCGACTTCACGCGCCGCGAAGACCACAACCAGGCAATCGCCAGCATCCGCGTCGGGCTCGACAACATGAGCCTGCGCATCGAGAAAGCACTGAGCATCGGAGGGCGCATCAATGGATGACATCAATTTCGAGGTGGCCAAGAAAGAGCGCCGTGAGCGCATTCGGTGGTTCATCCTGCGCGCACTCGATGTGTCGCGCCCCGACGGCAGCCACCTGCCCACCGTCGTCGACGTGATCCGCACCGTGTACCGCGATGCCACCGACCTGGAAGTGAAGCGCGAGCTGGACTACCTGGCCGAGCGCGACCTGTTGGAGCTTAAGGTCGACTCGATCGGCGGCTGGTACGCCAAGCTCGAGCGCTACGGCGTCGACGTGGTGGAGTACGCGGTCGATTGCGAGCCGGGCATTGCGCGGCCAAAGTTCGGGCACAACTGACATGCCGCCGCGCAGCAAGGTCGAAACCCTGCCCAAGGCAGCGAAGGAATGGCTCGACCACGCGCTGGTCGAGGGCAACTTCGCGGGGTACGAGCTGCTCGCCGCCGAGCTGGCCAAGCGCGGGTGCACGGTCAGCAAGAGCGCGCTGCACCGCTACGGCAGCAAGTTCGAAGAGCGCATCAGCCAGCTGCGCATGGCCACCGAACAAGCCAAGGCCGTGGTGGCCGCGAGCCCCGACGACGCCGGCGACATGACCGAGGCGCTCATGCGCCTGGTGCAGCAGAAGGTGTTCAACGTGCTGGTGGAGTGCGAGATCGACCCGGAGAAGGTCGACCTCGGCAAGCTCACCATGCAGGTGGCGCGCCTGGCGCGGGCCACGGTGCCGCTGAAGAAGTACGCGGCCGAGGCGCGCGACAAGCTGCGGCGCGTGCTCGATGAAGTGCAGAGCGTTGCAGAAGGCGACAAGGAAGCATCGGCGCTCGCGTTGATCAAGCAGATCCGCGAGAAAGGCTATGGCATCTTCGATGACGCATGAGCCGGCCATCAACCTCCTGCAGACGCAGAAGGACTACCTGAAGGATGACAGCCGCTTTAAGGCGGGCATGTTCACACGGCAGGGCGGCAAGACCTTCGTCGGCACGCTGGAGGTGGTCGACCAGACCTTCGAGGCCGAGGCACGCTCGCGGCGTTCGCCGTGGGTCATCCTGAGCCGCAGCCAGCGGCAATCCGAGATCGCGATGCGCGAGGGCGTGCACCGGCACCTCGCGGCGTATGGCGTGGCGCTGAAGACGCTGGGTCAGGAAGAGGTCGAGTTCTACGACGAAGACAAGATCAAGCGCAAGGCGTTCGAGCTGATCTTCCCCGGCGGCAACTTCATCGCTGCGGTGCCTGCCAGCCCCGACACCGTGCGGGGCTACTCGGCCAACATGCTGTTCGATGAGTTCGCCATTCAAAAGGCCGCGCGAGAGATCTGGAAGGCCGCTTACCCCATCATCACCCGTGGCTTCAAGGCGCGCGTGATCTCTTCGCCCAAGGGCATCGGCAACAAGTTCCACGAGATCATGACGGACACGAGCGGCACCTGGTCGCGCCACGTCATGGACATCTACCAGGCGATCGCGCAGGGCGCTCCGCTCAACGCAGCTGAGCTGAAAGCCGGCTTGAATGACGAAGACGCTTGGGCTCAGGAGTACGAGCTGCAATGGCTCGACGAAGCGAGCGCCTGGCTGAGCTACGACCTGATCAACAGCGTGGAGAACGACCACGCCGGCATCCCCGGCAACTACCAGGGTGGGCCATGCTACGTAGGCGTCGACATCGCCCGGCGCAGTGACAACTTCGTGATCTGGGTCGATGAGCTGATCGGCGACGTGGCCTGGACGCGCGAGGTCATCGTGAAGAAGCGCATCAGCTTCGCCGAGCAAGACGCCCTGCAGGACGACGTGGAGCAGCGCTACAAGGTGATGCGCTACTGCATGGACCAGACCGGCATGGGTGAGAAGCCGGTCGAAGACGCCAAGCGCCGCTATGGCCAGCACCGGGTGGAAGGCGTGCTCTTCACCGGCCCGAACAAGCTGCAGCTGGCAACGCTCATCAAGCAAAGCTTCGAAGACCGCAAGAGCCGCATTCCGTTCGGTGACGCCAAGCTGCGCTCCGACATGCATGCGGTGAAGAAGATCGACAGCCCGACCGGCGCACCACGCTTCGATGCCGACAGCGACTCCAACGGCCACGCCGACCGCTTCTGGGGCAAAGCCCTGGCCTGCCTGGCCGCGCACGGCGCCAGCGGCCCCGTGCACGTGGCCAGCGCCGGCACGCGCCAGGCCCAATCCATCACCGAGGGCTACTGACAATGAACCGCGGCATCTGGCTCAACGACAACCAGTTCCACCACTTCGCCGAAGACCAGCCGCGCGACATGACGACGCACATCGCCTCGCGCGCCAGGTCGGGCGACTTCAGCAGCATCTTCGGTCTGTTGCCCAACCCGGACACAGTGCTGCGCAAGATGGGCAAGCAGATCGACGTGTACCGCGAGCTGGCCAGCGATGCGCACGTGAAGGGTTGCCTGCGCCGCCGGCGTGGCGCGGTGAAGGCGATGGAGCGCGGCTTCGAGCGCGGCCAGGCCAAAGGCCGCGTGGCGAAGAACCTCGAGGCGATCTTTGCCGACCTGCCGATGCAGCAGATCATCGAGGCGGCCTGCTCCGGCGCCGACTACGGCTATCAGCCGTTCGAAGTGCTATGGAGCACAGGCCCCGGCCTGAAGGCGCCGACCGAGATCGTGGCCAAGCCGCCCGAGTGGTTCGGCTTCGACAACGACAACAAGCTGCGCTTCAAGAGCCGCGGCAACCAGATCTCGGGCGAAGAGCTGCCGCCGATGCGCTTCATCCTGGCGCGCAACAACGCGAGCTACATCAACCCCTACGGCGAGGCCGATCTCGCGAGCGTGTTCTGGCCCACCACCTTCAAGCGCGGCGGCCTGAAGTTCTGGGTCACCTTCACCGAAAAGTACGGCATGCCCTGGGCCGTGGGCAAGCAGCCGCGCACCGCCACCAAGGCCGAAGCCGAGTCACTCGCAGTCGACCTCGACCGGATGGTGCGCGACGCGGTGGCCGTGATCCCCGACGACAGCTCGGTGGAGCTGCTCACCGTGGCCACGAGCGCCAACGCCGAGATGTTCGAGAAGCTGCTGCACTTCTGCCGCAGCGAGACGAGCATCGCGCTGCTGGGCAACAACCAGAGCATCGAGGCCACCGCCAACCTGGCCAGCAGCCAGGCCGCCCAAGCGGTGGAGGCGGATCTGCGCGACGCGATGTCGGAAATGGTCTGCGAGGCCATCAACCAGCTGGTGAGCTGGGTGGTGCACGTGAACTGGGGCGAAGGCACGGTGGCACCGCGCTACGAGCTGTGGGAGCAGGAAGAGGTCGACGACAAGCTGGCCAAGCGTGACGAGACGCTCACCAAGGCCGGTGCCAAGTTCACCAACCAGTACTTCACCGACGCCTATGGGCTGAACGAAGGCGACCTGGCCGAACAGCAGCCCGAGCCCGCGCCGGGCGCCGCGCTGCCCGCTGCGAAGCCTGGCAAGCCCGGCCAGCCGGTGGAGTTTGCCGAGGGCGACCTCCCTGCCGACCAGGCTGGGCTGGATGCCGCCATCGAGCAGCTGCCGGCCGAGGCGCTCAACCAGGCCATGCTCACGCTGCTGCAGCCGGCGCTCGACGCGATCGCCTCGGCCGAGACGGCCGAGGGTGTGCGCCAGGCGCTGCTCGACGCCTACCCGAAGATGGATTCAAGCCGGCTTGAAGCGCTGATGCACCAGGCGTTTTTCGTGGCCGACGTGTGGGGGTCCGGAAATGCCGCCGCCGAAAGTTAGTGAGCGCTTCAGGAAAACAGGGGTTTTGAGCCGTTGGGGCAATTTCGGCTACTACCCCCGCGGGCACCTGACGATCGCGTTTTTTAAATGGGGCATTAATTTGATCTGGAGGCATTCCCGATGCCCAGGCTCCCCCCTTTTTGCCGAATCCCCGCAAAAGGAGCAAATGGCGTGCCGAACCGGCCCCGACTCCGGGTCGCGGCCGAACAGGTGCACCTGGTTGGGGGTTGAGCCCACATGAACGGCACCGACCTGGCCTTCGCCATCGGCCTGCCTCCAGAAAAGGCCATCGAGCACCTGGCCGCCAAGGGGCTGAAGGTCAGCGGCGGCTGGCGCACCGTTGACGAAGCGACGCACGCGCGGGCCTTCACGGTGGCCAACGTGACGAAGCTCGACGTGCTGGCCGACATCCAGGCCGAGCTGGCGCGTGCGCAGAAGGACGGGCTGACGATGCAGCAGTTCCGCGCCAACATCATTCCGGCGCTCACCCGCAAAGGGTGGTTCGCCCCGTCGGGTGCCCCCGTTCATGTGCCCGATGGCACGCCACCCGACCCCAAGACCGGCGAGCTGGCCACGCAGAAGCGGCTGACCGCCCGCCGGCTCAAGACCATCTTCCAGACCAACATGCAGAGCAGCATGATGGCCGGCCGCTACCGCGAGCTGATGGCCAATGCCGACAAGCGGCCGTTCTTTCAATATGTGGCGGTGCTCGATGGCCGCACGCGGCCGGCGCACCGCGCGCTCAACGGGCGGGTGTTTCGTGCCGACGATGCGGCGTGGGGCAGCATCTGGCCGCCGAACGGCTGGGGCTGCCGCTGCCGCGTGCGCGCGCTGGATGCCGCCGACATGGCCGACAAGGGCCTGAAGGTTGAGAGCAGCCAGGGCCACCTGAAGACCAGCAGCGTGCCGCTGCCCGACGGCAGCACGAGCACCATCACGCGCTACACGCCGGTGGGCGGCACGACCTTCAGCACCGACCCGGGCTTCAACGGCAACCCGGCGCAAGTGCAGGCCGCCGACCGGCTGGCAGTGCTGCGCGCGCCGCAGGTGCTGCCGGCCCCCGCGGCCGACCAGGCGCTGCGCCAGCTGTTCACCAACCCGACCCGCACGGCCGAGCTGCAGACCTTTGCGCAGACGGCGCGCGAAGTCGCCAAGCCGACCGGCGCGCGCCTGGGTGTCGGCGAGCTGGACGAAGCGGCCGTGCTGCACCTGGTGGACGAGGGCGTGAGCTTCGACCCGACGCAGCCGATCACGTTGGGTGGCGATTTGGTGCGTGAGTCGCCCGACATCACGCCTGAGCAGTGGGCCGCGGTGCCGGAAGTGCTTGCCTACGGAACCATCGGCTGGGACAAGCGCATCAGCGCGTTGTATTACGTACGCACACCCGATGCCCTGTGGCGCGAGGGCGACATGCGCGTGGTCGTGAAGGCCACCAACGAAGGCAACCGAGTGGACTCGGTAGAGGTCGTGGGTGGTCCGGCCGTTGTGCCGGCGTTCGAGCGCGTGCGTGGGCCGGGCCGCAGCCCGACTGACAGATTGAATCGGGCCAGTCGCAGATGACCGACAAGCTCATCAACGTCGACATCAACACCGCCGAGATCTCGGCGGTGTTCGGCCAGATCCAGCGGCGCATGGGTGGCAAGCCTGCGCTGATGCGCGAGGTGGCCGGCATCATGTTCGATGAAGTCGAAGAGAACTTCGCGGCGCAGGGCCGGCCGCGCTGGCTCGACATCAAGAGCGTGAACCTGGCGCGTGCCGGCTACACGCGAGACAAGAAGGGCCGCTGGGCTTACCGCAAGCGCAACAGCCGGCCGAGCTATCAGATCCTGCAAGACTCCGGGCGCCTGGCCAGCTCCATCACGCAGAGCTTCGACGCCAGCCATGCCAGCGTCGGCACGAACGTGGTGTACGCCGCGATCCACCAGTTCGGCGGCCGCACCAAGGCGCATGTGATCCGCGCGAAGAACGCGAGGGCGCTGGCCACGCCCTATGGTCCGCGCAAGAGCGTGAACCACCCAGGCAGCGTGATCCCGGCGCGGCCGTTCCTCACCATCAGCCCCTCGGGCGAGGGCAAGATCCTGCGCGCCGGCGAGACGTTCCTGCGCGGCGTGATCGGCGCGTAAAACCGCGCTGTTTGGGTAGCGCCGGCTACCCTCCCTCGCGCTGGTGATGCTGCCGACACTGGCAGCATGCCGAAGCAGACCCTCCACATCTTTCGCGCCGGTCGCCAAACGACTGCGGCGGGCGATGAGATCGAGTTCAGTGCCGCCGACCTGGAGGCCTGTGCCAAAGCCTACGACCCGGCGCTGCACACCGCACCGATCTGCGTGGGCCACCCGAAGACAAACGCGCCGGCCTACGGCGTGATCAAGGGCCTGCAGGTATCCAAGGGCGACCTGGTTGCGGAGCACGATCATGTAGAACCTCAATTCGCCGAGCTGGTGCGGCAGAAGCGCTTCATCAGCGTGTCGGCCGCGTTCTATCCGCCGAACGCCAAGGCCAACCCGGTGCCGGGCGTGTACTACCTGCGCCACGTGGGCTTCCTCGGCGCCGAGCCGCCTGCCTTGAAAGGCCTGCGCCCGCCCGAGTTCGCAGAAGCCGAAGAAGACGACTTCATCGCCTTCGCCGAGATCGAGTTCAGCGACCCGGCCTTCGGCTACCTGGCGCGCATGTTCCGCGGGCTGCGCGACCACTTCATCGAGACGCTCGGCCTGGAGAAGGCCGACCAGGTGCTGCCCGACTGGAACATCGCGTCGATCGAAGAGCTGGGCCGCGAGCGCGACAACCCCGCCATCACCGATTCACTCGGCACCGCATTCCGCGAAGCCAACCCCACCCACAAGCAGGAGCCTGCCGACATGGAACCCACCCCCCGCGAGAAAGAGCTGCAGGCGCAGCTCGACACCGCCAACGCCACGATCACGGCCGACAAGAAGGCCAAGGCCAAGGCCGCCAGCGACCAGCGCGTCGCCGAGGCCACCGAGTTCGCCGAAAGCCTGATCACCGCCAACCAGCTGCTGCCTCGAGACAAGGCCCTCGTGGTCAGCGTGCTCGATGCGCTCGGCGGCGACGCGCCGGTGGAGTTCGGCGAAGGCGACGACAAGAAGCCCGCGGCCACCGCGCTGCGCGAGCTGCTGCAGAAGCTGCCGAAGCACGCGCTGAACGGCAAGCACCTGGCCGTCAAGGGCGCCACCGGCACCGACCTCACCGACCCGCATGCCATCGCGGCCGCGGCCGTCGAGTTCCAGGAAGCGCAGTCCGCCAAGGGCATCACCGTCTCGACCGCTGAAGCGGTGGCGACGGTCTCGGCCTCGCAAGGCTGATCGTCCAACCGCCAACCACCCACATCGACCGGAGTCACCATGTCCAACCTTCTCTTGGCGAAGAACTTCACCGCCACCGGCGCCATCACGCAGCGCCGTCTCGTCAAGCTCGGCGCCAATGACGGCGAAGTGCAGCAGGCCGCCGCTGCGGCCGATTTCGTCATTGGCGTGTCGGGCGAGTTGCCTGCCGCGATCGGTGAGCGTTGCGACGTGTCGCAGATCGGCATCGAATGGGTCGAGGCGGGTGCAGCGATCACTCGTGGTGCGCTGCTGATGTCCGATGCCAACGGCCGGGCCATCACTGCCGCTGCCGGTGCCGGCGCCAACGTTCGCACGGCCGGCATCGCCCAGGAAAGCGCCACGGCGCTGGGCGATCTGATTCGCGTCCTGATCATCCCCGGCTCGTTCCAGGGCTGATCGGCCTGAGCTGACACCCCACCCCTTTCACGGAGACCTTCATGTCCACCACCAACTTTCCGGTGAACCCGCAGCTCACGGCGATCGCGATCGCCTACCGCAACCCGGCCACCTCGTACATCGCCGACCTGGTGCTGCCGCGGCGCCCCACCGCGAAGAAGTTCGCCTACACGAGGTACAGCGTCGAACAGGCGTTCACCATCCCCGACACCCGGGTGGGCCGCAAGTCCGAACCGACCCAGGTGGACTTCGGTGGCGTGCAGGTCAACGACGAAGTGATCGACTTCGGCCTTGACGACTCGATTCCCAATGACGAGGTGGAAGCCTTTGCCTCGGCCCCCAAGGCGCCTGGCGCATCGGGCCCGGTCGAGGTGTCGACCATGATGCTGACCGCGCTGATCCAGCTCGACCGCGAACGTCGCGTGGCGAACCTGATCTTCAACGCGGCCACCTACGCCGCCGGCATGAGCGAGGCGCTCGCCGGCGTGACGCAATGGAGCGACACCGTCAACAGCGACCCGGTGGCCAAGATCGGCGACAGCATCGACAAGCCGCTGGTGCGCCCGAACACGCTGGTGCTGGGCCGTGCCGTGTGGACCGCGCTGCGCCGCCACCCGAAGATCGTGCAGGCCGTGAACAACACCAACCAAGGTGCCGGCATGGTGTCGCGCCAGGCCGTGGCCGACCTGTTCGAGCTGCAGCAGGTTCTGGTGGGCGAGAGCTTCGTGAACGGCGCGCGCAAGGGTCAGGCGGCCAGCATGGGGCGCGTGTGGGGCAAGAGCGCCGCATTGCTGTACGTCGACCCCAACGCCGCCACCATCGACCAGCCCACCTTCGGCTTCACCGCCAACTGGGGCGGGCGCATCGCCGGTTCGATCAACGACCCGAAGAAGGGTCTGCGTGGCTCGGAGACCCTGCGCGTCGGCGAGTCGGTCAAGGAAGTGATCGCCGCCAACGACCTCGGCTACTTCATCGGCACCGCGATCGCCTGATCGCTCGGCCGACACCCACCACTCTGGAGAAAGACATGTCCAAGTTCAAAGCGGTCATCGCGATCAGCGGGCCGAACCGGAAGCAGACCGTGCTGCCGGGCGAAGAGTTCGAGATGGAGCCGGAAGACGCAGCCCAGCTCGTGGCCGAAGGCTACGCCAAGCCGGTGATCGAGCCGGTGGCGGACAACAAGGTGCCGAAGAAGTGACCCTGCAGGCCTACCTGGCCGACGCAGCGAAGCGCGGGGTCATCGACCACGCGCTTCGCGCTCAGGTGCGGGCGGACGGCAAGGTGGAGTTCTACATCCACCCGTCGAACACCGATGGCATCACCAGCGACTTCGTGACCTACGGCGTCGCCGTGATCCCGCGTCACGAGCCGACGCCGCTGGCCGCGGCCGCACAGCAACCCGCCGCCAAGGCCGCTTGAACCATGCCTTACGCCACCGCCGCCCAGATGGTCGCGCGCTTCACCGAGCGCGAGGTCATTGCCATCACCGACCGTGATGGCGCGGGCGTGGTCGACACGGTTCAGCTGGGCAAGGCGCTCGACGACGCGAGCGGCGAGATCGACTCGAACCTGGGCCGGCGCTACGCGCTGCCGCTGGCTCGCGCCGGCGTGGTGCTGACCGACACGCCGCGCCTGCTGGTGGGCTTGTGCTGCGACATCGCACGCTACCGCCTCACCGGCACCGAGGTGCAGGAGACCGAGGCCATCCGCAACCGGTACCGCGACGCGCTCAAGACGCTGAAGATGCTGGCCGACGGCGACATGGTGTTCGCCGAGAGCCCCGACCTGGTCACCGCCACCAGCCCGAACTCGCCAGGCGCTTCGGTGAAGACGAACGCACGCTGCCGCGAGTTCGACAGCGGCACGCTCGGGACGTACTGACATGGAGATGGTCAGCCGCATCGAGAACGCGATGGTCGAGGCCTTGCAGGCAGCGGCCACGTCCTTCCGTGTCGACTCGATCGAGAGCTACGGCGGCCAGCTCGACGACGAAGCGCTGGAGTGGATCCGCCGGCTGCCGGCGATCTGGGTGGTGTTTGCCGGGGCTGACAAGCCGAAGGCGGAGAACACCGCGCGCACCAAGTGGCGCTATACGGCCACGTTCACCAGCTTCCACGCGCAACGCAACCTGGGCGGCAACAAGGCCATGCGCCAGGGCGATGCGCGCAACCCCGGCGTCTACGCGCTGATGCAGCTGGCCAACGTGGCCTTCTTGCGCAAAGACCTAGGCCTGCCGATTCAAGAGTTCGCGCCTGGCGCGGTGCGCACCGTCTTCAGCACCGTGGTCAACCGAGACGCGGTGATGGTCTACGCAATGAACTGGCACACCGAGTGGATCGAGACCACCACCGAGCCGGAGCTGCTGCCCAGCGGCGAGCTGCAGCACATCGGCCTGCAGTACTTCCTCAAACCCGGTGACAACACGGCCGACGCGGCCGACCTGGTCACCACCACCTCCTGAGCACAACGCCATGAAAGTCAAAGCAGCGCCTGGGCTCCGGGTACCGATGGAAGAGAACCCGCGCAACCACATCACCGATGCGGCCGAAGGCGTCGAGATCCAGCACACGCACTACTACGTGCGCCGCCTGGCCGATGGCGACCTGGTGGAAGTGCCCGACGAGCCGGCCGCCGAGGCCGCCGCCTCCGCGCCCGCGAAGAAAAGAAGCTGAACCCCATTCACTGACCCGGAGCCCACCACATGGCCAGCCCCAACATCGCCTTCGACAACCTGCCGAGCAGCATCCGCAAGCCGGGCAAGTACGTCGAGTTCAACTCGAAGCTGGCGGTGCGCACGCTGCCGAGCAACCTGCAGCGCGTGCTGATCGTGGCGCAGATGATGGCCAGCGGCCTGGCCGTGGCCAGCACGCCGGTGGCGGTGTTCGATGCCGCCACGGCCGCCACGCTCTTCGGCCGCGGCTCGCAGGCGCACCTGATGGTGGCGGCGAGCATCGCCGCCAACCGCTACGCGCAGGTCACCGTGCTGCCGCTGGCCGACTCGGGCACCGGCGTGGCCGCCACCTGCACGGTGACCGTGGGCGGCACCGCCACGGCCGCCGGCAGCCTGACCGTGACGATGGCCGGCCGCGCGCTGACCATCGGCGTGGCCAGCGGCGCCACTGCTGCGGTGGTGGCCGCAGCCATGCAGGTGGAGCTGCTCAAGCAAGTGGACTGGCCTTTCACCAGCGCGGTGGCCGGCGCGGTGATCACCTTCACCGCCAAGAACAAGGGCACCGTGGCCAACGGCGTGTTGCTCGCGTCGACCACCGATGCGGCTGGCCTCACGGCCGTGGCCACGCAGCCCACGGGCGGCCTGAACGACCCGGACCAGGCTGCCGCACTGGCGCTGGTCTTCAGCGCAAGCTACGAGGTGATCAGCTGGCCCTACAACAACCAGACGGCGCTGACCATTCTGCGCACGCACCTGCGAGACCGCGGCGCCGCGATCGAGATGCGCGGCGCCGTGGGCGTGTATGCCTTCACCGGCAGCCTGGCCAACGCCACCACGCTGGCCGGCCAGGTGAACCACGAGCGCGTCACCGGCTGCCTGCTGCCCGGTACCGCTACGCCGGCGTATGAGCTGGCCGCAATCTATGCGGCCGTGATCGCGAGTGAAGAAGACCCGGCCCGGCCGCTCAACACGCTGGCACTGACCGGCGTGGTCGCACCGGGCCTGAGCGTGCGCCTGAGCCGCACCGAGCAAGAGAGCTGCCTGGCCAACGGCGTGACGCCGCTCGAAGTCGGGCCCGGCGAGGTGGTCCAGATCGTGCGCGCCATCACCACCTACACGCTCGACCCGCAGGCCGTGCTCGACATCGCCTGGCTCGACCTCACGACCATCCGCACGATGGACTATGTGCGCGTGGCCGTACGCACGCGCCTGGCGCTGCGCTTCCCACGCGAGAAGCTCTCGGCCCGCACGCCCGACCGCGTGCGCAGCGAGATCCTCGACGTGCTGTTCAAGCTCGAGGAGCTGGAGATCGTGGAACAGGTGGAGGCCAACAAGCCCGGCCTGATCGTCGAGCGCGACAGCCAGGACCCGAACCGCCTCAACGCAAAGATTCCGACCGACGTGGTGAACGGCCTGCACGTGCTCGCTGTGCGCCTCGATCTGCTGCTCTAGACACCACCCCCGAGAGCGATGTCTAACCCCGGGGCCGTGAGCGCCCCGGGGGGCGGACAACAGGCAAACATGGAGAACTGAAATGGCATTGCAAGAATTCGTTGGCGCGGTGGTGATGGAGCTGGACGGCCGCGAGGTCGAGATCGTTTCGATCAACCCCAGCGTCAACACCGGCCGCCGCCTGGTCAAGACCATGAACAAGACCGGCCGCCCTTCGGGCTTCAGCCAGGGCGTGGCCGAGATCGGGCTGAGCCTGGCGGCCGTGATCCCCACGACCGGCGAGCCGATCGACTGGGAGAACATCGAGGGCGCCAAGATCACCATCACCCCGGTGGCCGGCGGCAAGCGCCAGAGCTACCTCGACTGCTTCAGCGTGAGCGTCGGCCGCCAGTACAGCGTCGACAACGAAGCGCGCATCGACATTCAGATGCAGGCCCTGCGCAAGGTTGAAGAGTGATGGAGCAGATCACCGAATCGGGCAGCCTGGTGCTTGGCGTGCTGGTCGACGGGGTGCGGCACCGCGACTTCGTGCTGCGGGCGCCGACCGTGCAGGACAACATCGACGCCACGCAAGAGATCGGCACCTCGAACGCTGTGCACCTGAGCGCGGCGATCTTTGCGCTGCAGCTGGTGTCGCTCGGCACGCTGAAACGCGAGCCCAAGCAGCCACCCAAGCTGGCCGCGGGCGAGGTGATGCCGACCTACATCAACACCGCGCTGGTGTGCCGCATGCACCCGGCGGATTTCAACGCATTGGAGGCGGCGTCAATGCGCCTCGAAAAAAAGTTGCTGAGCGAAGCCAACGCACTCACTGGTGGACCCTCTGCCGCGTTGCCCTCGCCAAGCACGGCATCCCCTTCGACCACGTCTTAGGGCTGCACCCGGCGGAACTGCGCGAGCTGCTCGAAGTGCTCGCGCCCAAGCGAGGCGGGCCGTCTGGGAGTGACGGCTCAGTCACCTACGTGTCACAGCGGAGAAAGAAGACATGAGCGAAGCAACACCCATCACCGGCTATCGGCAGCTCAGCGAGGCTGAGATCGACCTGATGAACAAGGTGAAGGCGCACGCGGAAGCCACCCATGCGCTCATCAAGGAAGTGCACTCGCTGAACTCTCTTCGCTTCGGCGGCATTGCCGACCACCCCCCGACGGTCGCCGACGCTGAGAAGACCGGCGAGTCGAGCCGCTGGTGTGCCCTTGCGAAGTCACAACTTCAGCAAGGCTACATGGCGCTCAACCGCGCGATCGCTTTGCCGACCACGTTCTAACCGCACCTCTTTTCAGACGGAGAAAGCAGACATGACAAAGCTCGTTCGCGTTGAGAACGCCGACAACTCTTCATACAAGGTTGTCGTGGAAGTTTGGGACAAGGGCTACCCGGAGGGCCAGCCCGACAAGTTGGCCTTCACGAAGGAACTCAACAACCCATGCGACATGACTGGCCATGACGTGTACCTCACGAGCACGCGCTACCTGGTCGTGAAAGAGGCCGCGGCACCGGCGCTCGGCCAGTCGGGCCACGGCGGCTCGGTGTCAGTGTGAGCTGACGGTCCACGCTCGTGACCCAGCCCCTCAACCTCGCCCTCACGCTCAGCCTCAACGACAGGCTGGTGGCGCCGCTTCAGCGCGCGCTGGGCGAGGCCACCAAGCAACTCACCGCCGTGAGCCGCGAGCTGGGCGAGATCGGCAAGACGGGTGCGAGCGCCGCTGCCGGACTCGGCCAGGTGGCCAAGCAGTCGGAGGGGCTCAAGCAGACCACGGCCGAGATTCGCAAGCTGGGCCAGGAGACGCGGGACGCCGAGCGCAGCGCCTCGCGCCTGGCCAGCGTGTGGGGCCAGCTGCGCAACGTGACGCGCGGCATCGGCGGGGTGACGGCCGGCGCCGCGGCCTTCAGTGCCGTGGTGGCCGCACCGGTGCGCCGCGCGGCCGACTACGACACGCAGTTGCGCGGACTGGCCAACACGGCGTATGCGGGGCAGAGCCTTGCGGCTCGGCGGGCTGCGCTGGGCGGGCTGGATGCGTCGATCACCGGCGCCGTGCGCTTTGGTGGTGGCACGCGTGAAGGTGCGATGGAGGCGCTCAACGAGCTGGTTGCCAGCGGCGCCTTCAGCGACCCGGCCGTGGCTGCGAAGCTGCTGCCTCTGCTGCAGCGCGGCGCCACGGCATCAGGTGCGAGCCCGACCGACCTGGCACGCATCGCAATCCGTGGCCAGCAGACCTTCGGCATCCCGGCCGCGCAGATGGGCAACGTGCTCGACCAGGCGATGGCGGCGGGCCAGGCCGGCGGCTTCGAGCTAAAGGACATGGCCAAGTGGTTGCCGCAGCAGATGGCTGCCGCACGCCAGCTGGGCCTGAGTGGCCCCGAAGGGCTGGTGAAACTGCTCGCCGCCAACCAGGCCAGTGTGATCACCGCCGGCACGAAGGATGAAGCGGGCAACAACCTGGTCAACCTGCTGGCCAAGGTGAACAGCCAGGACACCGGCAAAGATTTCCAGAAGCTCGGCATCGACCTGCCGGGCAGCCTGTCGGCCGCACGCGGCAAAGGCGTGGACGGGCTCACCGCCTTCGTCAACATGGTCGACCAGATCGTCGCCAAGGACGCACGCTTCCAGGCCGCGCGCCAGGGAGTGAATGCGAATGGCAGCCCGTTCAAGGATCAAGCCGAGCGACGCGCGGCGTACGAGTCGCAAGGCGACATCCTGCAAGGGTCGGCGATCGGCAAGGTCATCCAGGACCGCCAGGCGCTGATGGCGCTGGTGGCGCTAATGAACAACCGCGGCTACATGGCCGATGTGGAAAAGAAGATTCGCGGCGGTGCGGGGTCGACTGACGACGCTTTCGCTCTGTTTGCCGAAGGTTCGGGTTTCAAGTTCGACCAGCGCAACTTCGAGATGCAGAAGGCGCAGACCGATGTGCTGATGACGGCCAATGGTGCACTCGGTCAGCTGGCCGAGCACACCACCGAGCTGTACCGGCAGTTCCCAGGCCTGGCGCAAGCCGTTGAAGGCAGCAAGCTGGCCCTGCTGGGCTTTACCGCTGCGCTGACGGCCTCGGGGCTGGTGAGCCTCTTGACGCGTGGCGCGCCGGCCGCTGCTGCAGCGGCTGGTGCCGCTGGTGCAGGCGCTGGAGCAGGCACGACGGCGGCCGCTGCCGCCGGTGGTCTGTCGCTCGCATCGCTGTTCGGTGGCATCGCGACCATCGGCGCGGGCTTGAGCCTCGGCGCCAACCGCGTCGTGTCGAACAACCTCGACATGGCGCAGTACTTCGCCGACGACACCGGCCTGGCGGCCGCCATCCTCGGCGCCGGTGGCGGCGACGACAGCGCCGCACAGGCCGCCGCTGCGCAGAAGCAGCTCGAGGCCGCTGCGACGATGAACCGTGCGGCCGACAAGCTCAGCGAGCTGAAGATCGGCATCACCAGTGACAGCACGATGTTCACCGGCGAGATCATCGAAAACGTGGCCCGCCAGGCCAGCCGGCAATGAGCGGGCAGTAGCACATGGCCTGGTCGCAAACCCTGCTTCAAGCCTCGTTCAAAGGCATCACCTTCGACGTCGAATCGGTGAGCGACGCCACCACGCGCAGCGTGGCGATGAACGAGTACCCCTACACCGACGGCGCCGACGCCGAGGATCTGGGCACGCAGGCCAAGCGCATGCGCTTCACGGCCATCGTGTGGGGCAGTGACTACGAGGCCCGCCTGCAGGTGCTGCTGGCGGCCTTGAAGGCGGCCGACGCCGGCGAGCTGGTGCACCCGATGTTCGGCAGCATCAAGCGTGCGCTGTGCGTCGAGTGGAGCGTGGAGCACGCCGCCGATCTGCGCGACGGCTGCAAACTCACGCTCGGTTTTGTTGAAGCGGCCGCGAGCAAGCGCATCTTCGAGACGCCGAGCCCGGTGCTCGCCGCCGAGCGCATCACGCAGCTCGGCAACGGCGCGCGCAGTGCGGCCGACCGCGAGCTGGTGGAGCGCGTGGAAGAAGTGGCCGACGGGCCGGTGCCGACCTTCCTTGCGCTCAAGGTGGCGATGAACCAGGCGCTCAGCCTGGCCCGCAAACTGAGCGACACCACGGCCGAGCCGGTGCTGGTGAGCGGGCTCGACCCGGGCCTGTACCCAAGCGCCTACACCGCCGACATGCGGGCCGTGCTCGACGGCGGGCTGCAGGGCCTGCCCTTCGGTGGGCGCAACACCTCGTTCGAAGGCAACGCGGTGGCCGGCACCGGCCTCGGCGACTTCGACCGTGCCGCGGTGTTGCTGAGCCCGGCCGCGGTGACGCTCAGTTCGCCCGATGCCAATGGCCTGCTGGTGCAGGCGCACGCGCGCTTGCATGCGGCCTGCTGCCTGGCCGAGGCCGTCGCCATCGTGCTGGCCGGCGAGCTGGAGCTGCTGCTGCTCGACCGCGCCGAGCTGGAGCGCCTGGCCGGCCTGGCGCGAGCGGCGCTGCAGGCCGCGCTTGAGGCCATGCGCGCGGCCAGGCCGGGCACCGACACCGGCGCCTCGCTGCGCGCGCTGGCCTACCAGGTGCAGGCGGCCGCCAAGGCCGTGATCGAGCAACGCCCGCCGGTCGTGCGCAAGGCCTCGCCGGTGACCGGGCCGCTGCGCCTGGTGGCGCACGCGCTGTATGGCGACCACACCCGCGCGCCCGAGCTGGTGCGGCTGAACCGATTCGGCCGCGACCTTGTCGTGGTGGCCGGGCAGGAGCTGAGCCTCTATGCGCGCTGATGCCGCCCGAGACGACGTGACGCTGCACATCGGCGGCAAGGCCCACGCGGGCTGGCAGAGCTACGACGTCGAGTCGTCGCTGATGATCGCGGCCGATGCCTGGAAGGTGAGTCTGGCCACCGCCGACCTCGAGGTGCCGGCGGCCGTGCAGCCTGGCGCGGACGTGCAGCTGAAGGTGGGTGCCGACACGGTGCTGCGCGGCGCGCTCGACTCGTGGGAACACGAGGTCAGCAAGGCCGGCCACCGGCTGAGCCTGACGGGCCGCGACGGCGCCGGCGTGCTGATCGATTGCAGTGCGCCGATCTTCACGACCCAGCACCTCACGCTCGACCAGGTGTTGACGAAGATCGTGCGGCCGCTGGGCATCACGCGGATCCGCGTTGACGCCGACACGAAGCTGCTGCGCGATCGCATCAACACCGAGCCCGGCGACACCGCGTGGGACATGCTGCGCCGCGCCGCCGAGGCCAATGGCCTGTGGCCGTGGTTCGAGCCCGACGGCACGCTGGTGATCGGCGGGCCCGACTACAGCACGGCACCGGTGGCCTCGCTCACCGTGCGCCGCGACGGCAGCAACGTGCTCAGCCTGGCCGAGTCGCGCAGCATCGTGCCGCGCTTCAGCGAGGTGACGGTGTACGGCCAGTCGCACGCGGTCGGCGAGTTGACCGGCCGCAACAACATCCGCGCCACCGTGAAGGACACGGGCGTGACGGTCTACCGGCCCAAGATCGTCTGCGACCAGGAAGCCACCAACACCGCAATCGCCAAGGCGCGGGCCAACAAGTTGATCAGCGACGCACGCGTCAACGGCTACGAGCTGCGCGCCGAGCTTGTGGGCCACCGCACCGAAGGCGGCGCGCTGTGGGCCGCTGGCCAGCGCGTCAACGTGGAGAGCGAACCGCACGGCTTGAACGGCGTGTACTTCGTGATGTCGCGCCGCTTCACCAGCAACAAGCAGCGCGGCCAGATCACGCAGCTGAGCCTGCGCGAAGACGGTGTGTGGGCGCTCTATGCGCACCCGTCAAAGCACAAGCACCGCAAGGGCAAGAACAGCCTGCCCGGTGCCATCGTCGACGCCAGCAAGGGGCCGACGCAGTGAACATGAGCGACGTCATCCGCCGCGAGATCGGCCGCGCGCTGGCGAGCGTGCGCAGCGCGCTGCGCGGTGTGCTGGCCAGCGTCAACAAGACGGCCAAGGTGCAGCTGGTCGACCTGGAGGCGATGAGCGGCGAGCAGCTGAAGGCGATGGAGCTGTTCCAGCACTTCGGCTTCACCAGCGCGCCGCCGGCGGGCGCGCAGATCATCGTGCTGCCGCTGGGCGGGCGCACCAGCGCGGCCGTGGTGGTGGCGAGCGAGCACGGCACCTTCCGCTTTCAGCTCGGGGCCGATGGCGAGGCCTGCGTCTACAACCAGTGGGGCGACCGCATCCACCTGCGGCAAGACCGGACGATCCATGTCGTGTCGCAGGCCAAGGTGCTGATCGAGACGGCGCAGCTGGAGATCCACGCGACCACCAGCGTGGCCATTACCACGCCGCAGATGACGGTCACCGCGTCGACCGGCGTGACGATGACGACGCCACTGGTCAGCGCCAGCACGGCGGTCAGCGCCGGCACCACGGTGGCGGCTGGCACGGCGATCACCGCGGGCACGAGCATCGACGCCGGCACGAACATCACCGCGGCCGGCCAGGTTGCCGACAGCGGCGGTGACAAGACGATGAGCGGCATGCGCGCCACCTTCAACACGCACACCCACCCCGAGAACAACTCGCCCACGAACGTGACGGGTGCCACCACCACGCAGATGTGACCGACATGGATGCATGGATCAACCCCGTAACCGGCAGCTACGAGCAAGTGGCCGACGGCAGCACGCTCGTCCGCGACCCGGCAGACGGCCTGGCCAATGCGGTGTACCTGCGCATTACCACGCCGCTCGGCAGCTATTGGGCCAACCCGACGATGGGCAGCCGCCTGCACGAGCTGCAGCGCGAAAAGGACACGCTGCGTGTGCAGACGCTCGCGCAGCAGTACTGCGAGCAGGCGCTGCAGCCGCTGGTGGACGATGGTCGCGTCAGCAAACTCACCGTGACGACCGAGAGGCAGTCTGGTCGCCTGGCGGTGCTGGTCGAGCTGCTCGATGCCGCGTTGAACGCACGCACCTTTGAACTGCATGTGAAGGTGGGTTGAGATGGCATTCCCGATCCCCGATTTCGAAGAGCTTCGCCAGCGCTACCTGCAGGAGGTGCTCAACCAGGCACCCGAAGCCGCGACCGGTGACGACAGCGACCACTTCGTGCGGGCCAGCGGCATTGCCGCGGCCGTGGAGAGCCTGCATCAGCACGTGAGCTGGTTGTCTCGCCAGGTGTTCGCGAGCACGGCCGATGTCGAATACCTGGAGCAGCTCGCCGGCGAGCGCGGCCTGCCGCGCAAGCCTGCCGCACTGGCCACCGGCAGCATCACCATCAGTGGAACCGCGACCACGCCAGTCAGTGCCGGCATGCAGTGGCAGGCGCCGAACGGTGCTCTCTATCAGCTCACCGCAAACGCGACCATCGGCGGCGGCGGCACTGTCGTTGTGGCGGCTCAGGCCCTGGTGGCCGGGGTTGGCGGCAACCTCGCTGCTGCGACCGTGCTCACGCAGGCCGCACCGATTGCCGGTGTCACCGGTGCCGTCATCGTGAGCATGGCCGATGGTGAAGCCGCCGAGACCGATGACTCGCTGCGTGAACGCCTGCTGGAGCGCATGCGCAACGCACCCGCAGGCGGCAACGCCGCCGACTACAAGCGCTGGGCGCTCGAAGTGGCCGGCGTCGACCGTGCGTATGTGTTCGGTGCGCGCCGAGGCCTTGGCACGGTCGACGTGGCCATCATGGCGCCGACGGGCCTGCCCGGTGCGGGGCTGATCGCGACCGCGTCCGACTACATTCAAGCGCGCCGCCCGGTCGCCACCGACGTGCTGGTGCTCCAGCCCGACCTGGTTAACGTGACCGTGCTCGCCACCGTCACGCTGTCGGGTGTGACGCTGGCCGTGGCGCAAGCACAGGCGGCGGCGTCTGTGGCCTCGTACCTGGCCGGCCTCGTGCCTGGCCAGACGGTCTTCCGCAGCAGCTTGATTGCAGCCATCCAGAACGTGACCGGCGTGCAGAGCGTCGTGCTCACGACGCCGACGGTCGACGTGACCACGACGGTCAGCAGCCTGCTGCTGCAGCTCGCCAACCTCACCACGGTGACGCTGACGGTATGAGCACGGCGAACCACCTCGACACGCTCAAGAGGTTGCTGCCTCCGCAGGCCTATGACGTGTCGGCTCCGCCGCTGCAGGCGGAGCTGAGTTCGGCGGCGGTGGTGCTCGACGATGCGTTCGATGCCTCCTTGCTTCTGCTGCGCGAGATCGACCCGAGCTTCACGTACAACCTGCTGGAGCTGTTCGAATTTAACTATGGAGTACCGGACTACTGCTCGGACCTTGCGCTGACCGTCGCTGATCGGCGATTCGCGGTGCTGCAAAAACTGGTCGAGCTTGGGGGGCAGACGCCTGCCTATTTCGAGTCAATCGCCCGAGCGCTGGGCTATGACGATGCGCGCGTCGTCGAGTACGCACCTTGGACCTGCATCAGTCCGTGCAACGAAGCAATCGCCGATGACCAGTGGCGCTTTGTCTGGGCTATACAGACTTCTTTCAGCGAGCGAGTCACTCACTTCACCTGCACATCGCCGTGCAACGAGCCACTCGCCAACTGGTCGCTCATTGAGCCGCTCAGCTGCGTCATCAACAAGCTCAAGCCAGCACACACCACCTGCTTTATCGATCTGGGAATCTGAGAAATGCGCCGTATCAACACTCTCAACAAAGCTACAAACCTATTTGGGCTCGGCCGTCACGGATGGAAGGATGGCATTCCGGGCACTGCTGACCGACCGACCGAGGGCGAGGGCGCTTGGTTTAACGCTGTGCAGGAGGAGATGCTGTCGGTCGTCGAAGATGCTGGTCTTTCGGCCGACATCGCTAGCAACACGCAGATGCGCGATGCAGTTCGCATTCTGCTGGCTCGCTACCCTTTAGTCATCCTGGCGGGAGACGCGCGCTATGGTGTCGCAGACCCAACCGGCGTAGCACTCAGCACCGCGGCTCTCCAGGCCGCGCTTGACGCATATGTCACTGCTTCGGTGATGTATTCGCATGCGGTCCCGAGCATCCAATTAGCTGCGCACCAGGCTTTCCGTCTACCGAAGGGGATCTGGCGCTCCGGCGACTTGTCCATCAACACAGCCACTGTACGCATTGATTCTCCTGACGGCGGCATAGTCCGCTTCATTGATGGATCCAGTGGCCTGACTCTCAACGGGTGCGGATATGCCGCCATCAAGGACGTGCAGTTCGTTGGAGGTGCGAACCAACTGACGATCGTCAACAACAATCTAGATGGATCTGTGTTCAAACTGAGCGGCCTCCAGTTTCATGGGGCGACCGATTGGCCGGTCGTACTCAAGCCGCTTTCACCGGCTGGTGACTATTCGGTCAACCACCTATCTGCCCTGGCCGTGATCGAGGGTTGTCGTTGGTACAACACTAATGGCTGCCTCAAGAGCTATGCGGACAAAACGGAAGTTAAGTCGTCGTATGCGACCCTCTTTAGTTCGTTCCATTCCGGCGGTCTGTGGCAGGCCGGTCGGGCAGCATTCGAATGTCGGAGCCTCGGCGACGGCATTGAGCTCAGCAATTTCTTCGGTGCACCAATCGCCCTGAATGGCTCGCACGGCAACGTCTGGATTGACAACTTCTCTGGCGATGCAGGAGCAGTCATCGCACCCGCTCCTACGCCAGACCCTGCCTATATCGGCGGCACTGCCGTGGTGAGCTTCGGCGGCGGCGTGTTTGCACATGGTTGTAGGTTCGGCGGGGAGGAAGGCGGTGTTCCCATTGTTCGAAACTGGGCTCACGGAATTGGTGGGGCCGCAGATCTTGGCCGTGTTCATATCCGCCTTGAGAACAATCCCTCAATGGCTTGCGGCAACGGCGGTTCTGGAACAGCTGTCGTCATCCTGAAAAAGGGTGTGCCGAATTCCATCAGCATCAAAGGTGGAACTGGGCCGGTTGGCGCCTCTCTGATCGACGCCTCACAGATGCTCGACCTTGCCAATGCAGCCTCGTCGCTCGCCTATTGGCTTGATCCTGCTCGCAATGGGACCAACCGCATCAGCGTCAACATCGAGGGTCGTAATTGGGCGCTTGGCGCCGGCACGCTCATCCCAACCGAGTTGATTCCGTTTGCTGTCTACGATCTAACTGATACTGATCCTCGAACGATCGCCTTGCCGAAGGTGGTTGTGAACAGGGCGCTCGCGCAAAAACGGATCATCGTTCCGTACACCAGTTCAATGACGATCAACGCTGCCGACGGAAATCTCTTCCAGATTTCTCCAACCAACAACGTTGCATTCGCACTCAACGTCCCCACCAACCCAACTGAGGGCCAGGAAATCTTCATAACCATTAAGAACAGCACAGCCGGAGCTCTCGGCGCTGTGACCTGGAGCGGCATATTCAAGATGACCGCTTGGACACAGCCTGCTGCTGGTTTCCGTCGCACTCTGCACGCCAGCTACAACAACGGTGAATGGCAGCAGGTTGGTCGACACGATCTCGACATTCCGAACTGA